TATTTGCAAGTAAACCTTGTAGTGAGTTAGGATCTACTTCTTCTACAACATCTTCTTGATAAGGTGTTAATACAGGAGGAATGTAAGTTTGACCTCCATCTCCTCTATCTTCATTAGTCATAACTGTACTTGGATAAAGTTCTTCAAATCTTGATTGTGTCATTCCTTGTGATTCTAATTCTGCTTTATTCTCTAAATTTCTTCTTACATCTTGCATTGCACTTAATTGTGATTTAGACATATCAGAAGGAATCTGACCTGTTAATCCTAATTCTCTAATACTATCAACATCCATAGCTTTTACATCTGCTGGAGGATTCATAGTTCTTAAAGCTCTTGTGGCAATTCCTGTTAAAGAAGGTATACCCATTCCTAAAAGATCAGTTTCATCTTCTCCGTAAATCCCTGCATCATATAAATTATCATAAACGGTTCTATCAATAAAACCGCCTATTAATTTATTTCTTATGTTTGTATTTAATGTTTTAGCTTTATTAATAGCTCTATCAAAATAATTAGGTGTTAATTTATTAGTTCCAATAATTGTTTGTTTTCTAATATCCTCTAATGCTTTTTGTCTAGCAGCTTCTTCCGCAGCTGCTTGAGTAGCTGCTATTCTTGCTGCTATTGAAGCTCTTGATTCTGCTAATTCTCTGTTTCTATCTGCTTGAGATTGGCCACTCCTAGGTCCATCACCCGGATCTCCTCGTGATCCTGGATCTGATCTGCCTCCCATATTACCACTTGCTGCTGCAGAAGCAGCCGCAGCATCACCACGATAACCTGGACGTTTACCGTCTGCTCTTTTATTTACGAGCTGTTGATATTGTTGTGCGTTAGTAATTGCCATTATTTATCTGCGTCTGACGCTGCTCCTAATGGTGGCATTGCAGCTACCTTAATTTTTAATGATCTTGTTACATGTTCTTTTTGAGTAGCTGTTTCAGGATTAGCAATATCGTCTTCTGCTTCTTTATCTGAATTATACTCTTGATTTGTAACAGTATTTCTTAATACAACTTCTGTTTCGCATTTAACCACTGGTACTTTTTTACCATTTATGATTGTGTAATTTACTTCTGCTTCTTCTTTGAATGCCATATTACTCCTATGATCCTGCGTCTGCTATATAAACCCTACTAACTTCTAGTAAAGCTGCAGTTCCACTTATACCAGATATATCAGTAGTTTCAATCCTCAATTCATCTGATTCTTCTAATACTACCGATCCTTTTAATAGGTTACATATAGTAGGACCTGTTATCTCAGCATGTGCTATCAGATACTGTGTAGTAGCAGAATTATCATAAATATACACTTTTACAGTCTTATTACCACCAGTATTTGTTAATTGTACTGTTTGAAATATAGCTCTAGCCTCTGTTGGACAAGTAAATATTGTTTCTGGACTTGTCCCAGTTGGTGCATAAAATGCGTTTTTATATACGTTTGCCATTATGTTAAATCATACCATTTTATTGTACCTACTACATCATCATTTGCTGATGCACCTTTAGCACAAAGAGTTAATGTATCAGAAGTTCCTGCAATAGTTTGACCTAATTGATAGGCAAAATTAAAAGCTCCTGATTGAGCTGCAGTTACCAATGATGTACCTTTACCAGATAAATAAGCTCTAGCTATTTCAGTTCCACCTGTAATAGTTTTAGTTCCATCTAAATCATATTCTACATTATCATCATAACTTGTATATGAAAATGCTGTAGATGGTGTAGCATTTAATATAGCTTTAATTTCAAAATCAGAGTTAGATACAGCAGCTGTATCAAAACCTGCTGGTACAATAACTGCATATGGTCTACCTGATTTAATTCTAATAGTTGCTAAATTATATAATGTACCAGCTGAAGTTAAATTAACACCTGCTAAAGATGCTGTTCCAATCATTTTTCTAACACCTTCTGGTGAATAACCACCTTCTATCATAGTTGTAGAACATACTTGTTGTAATACTGCTGCACCAGAAATTGTTCCTGTAGTTTCTATTTCATATCGAATCGGTAAGTTTGCCGTTTGCATATAAACGGTATCTAAATTATTTGCATTTAAAAATGTATGTGCAGTTATAAATTTACCATCTATTACAAAACCAACTCTTACGGCTCCCATACCTAACCATTCAAAATCCATAAATAAAATAGAAGCTTTAGTTGGGTCTAATGTATATTCACCTGATCCATCTAATTTATCACCATTCCATGATGCTTGTGCAACTGCAGTATCTACTGCAGATCCTGATGTATAAGTTCTTCTTACAATTTGATAACCTGTTCCAGTATCTTCAAAAAAGATTCCATTGTTAGCATCAAACATTCCAACTCTTTGTTCTAATCCTGTTTCTTGTGCATTCATTACAAATGTATTTAAATTTAATAATGATTTACCTGGTTGATAAGACATTACTCTTTTTGATTGTCTAATAACTTTATCACCACTTGCTGTAGTTACATTTAAATTTACTGTAGATTTATTTGATGTGTAAGTAACGGTTCCTGATCCTGTTAAATCTTCATCAAAGAGATTATTCTTTGACATAACATTTTTAGAATCGAATATAGTAAGTGGATTAGAAACTCTTAATCGTCCAAATGCATCATAAGCATTGGATCCATCTCCACCACCAATAACTGTTGGTTCTACATTTACATTATTACAAGACACTAACAATCCCCTCCATTATTACCACCTTTGAACCAAGCATATCGTTCATTGTCTTCTTTTAATTCTTGTAAGTATGTAGAATTCAATTGTTCAACAATACCTTGAATGGCTCTATTAATTTGTTTTTGATTAGAAATATCGTATTCTTCTTTTGGTTCAGGTAATCTTACATTTATTTTAGCCATTATCGTCTCCCGTCAGGTTGTACATCTAATCTAAAAGTTCCAAATCTCCAAGACTCTGAATTAGAATCATTTTCTATTTTTATATTTACAAATCTGCCCCTTGCTCTTGTATCTTTTTTATTAGTGCTAGATGTAATTGTAAAGGGACTTAAAGCTGTTGTTGTTTCCGATTGTTGAGGATACCTTTTAACAGCTAATGTTACTTTTGCATTACCTTGTAAATCTTTAAAATCAGGTACAAATCTTCTAACTGCTAAAAACACCTCTCCTGCTATCGTTGGTCCTGTTGCTTGGCCCGTGGCACTTTGTTGTCTAGACTGTAAATCAAAATCATAAGACTTAACAAAAGAAGTAACGGTTGTTGTACTACCATCAGGATTAACTTGATCTGTTCCTACTTCTTGTTCAAAGAATGTCGTTTGTCCAAGTCCTGATTCTCCAATAATTACTGGAAAAGTGCCTGAAGAACTATCATTAAATTTAGTTGAAAAAGGATTAGGATATACTGTAGAATCAATCCAAGTTGTTCTTGCTTCTGTTCCAATATACCAAACACCACCTTTCATTGGTTCACCATAATTAAATACAACATATTGATCATTATATTCCGATCCTTGCGATGGATAATACCAAGTTACTTCTGTAAATTGATTATTTAATCCTGCATAAACTTGTTGACCTTTTGTAGTATCTGCTTGATCGTAAACGTAATCTTCAACAGAACACGGCATAGATTTAACTGTACCATCAAACATAAAGAAACCATTGTTAGACATCCAAAAAGCAACGCCATCTATTTCAACAGCTGCGTTTTTACCAATCAATCCACAGTTTGTACCAACTTGTTCGAAAGCAAATGTAAAAGGTGCACCAATAAACTTCATCGTATATAATGCATTATCAGTCCAAACCAAGATAACTTCTTTAGCTTTTAAAGAACCTATAATTTTAGTTCCATCTTGTAATCTTTGTGTACCTGCTGTATTTACAGCAGTCGGTGCATAATCATTTATATTTTCTTGATCCGAAAATCTTATAAACATATCATCTTGAGTTGATGTATCTCCAATAGTTGTTTCAGTTCCTAAATGAATTAAGTGTCTAGTTGTAGGGGAAATAAGTGTAACTCTAGTTGCTGTTGGATTATTAGTCGTTTCGAACCCTGATGTAGTTGTTGAAGCTCTAGTTGTTAATCTTAAAGCATCTCCTGAATTCCATGTAAATGTTTTTCCATTTGCAATAGTTGCAATTAATACTTGACCAAAATTACTTAANGACCANANNCCTGGTTCAAGTGATACGTCTGTTGCAGATGAAGCTTCTCCCCATCCACCAGCACCCCATGTATCTGTACCCCAACCATAACCATAAGATTGTGAAGCTGGACCCACTTGTTCATAAGGTTTAACATCTATACTTCCACCAGTTGACACAGTTGCTGTTGCAGCACTTGATTGTGTAATGGTAAATACCGTTGCTGATGTAATACTAGTTACTTGAAATAGTTTATTTTCAAAATCAGAATCTGCATAACCTGTTCCTCCCGGTAAAGTTACATTGTCTAATAAAACAATATCACCTGCTGATAAATTGTGATTACCACTTGTTGTAATATCACAAACTGCAGATGTATCTGTTGTT